CGGCCCGGCAGTCTGAGGGGATAACAATGTCATCCCCAAAGACGGCGACCTCTCCTCTAAGTCCTTTTATGTTCTCTTCGGTCACACGCAGGCCCCTCTTAACAAGGGTACATGCGAGAGCGACGCCCAAGAACACTAAGGATTGAAGAGGAAAGGTACAAGCACTACCCATTGTTGAGAACTTTCTCAACTCGATACGAGCAGGGACACTTTTTACAAGGTCCTGCTGTACGAAACGGGTACGCGAAGATTGGAGGGCATCCAATAGGGAAAGGTTATCCCTAAAGAATGATCCTACAACCCCAGGTGTGAGTCTATCACTGGCTGCCGATAAGTCGACAGTAGCTAGACTACCTGTAAGAGAACCTCGTAAGCACAGATTCTGGTTCAGCGTCTGATCCCGAAAGGATATCAGGCCACCAATCCAGGAGCCCGCCACGCGAGAATCAAAGTAGGACCAGCAACATTGCTGGCACCACTGGTTCTCACGCGGTTCAGCCGCAATTAATCGCGGCTTCGTATAGGTTTTCTTAACAGCGATGAGCCTGCTCGCAGGCTCATCCTCACCGACAATCGTGTCGATGTTCCTGGCCCACGATAGATAACTATGGAAACCATAGTCTGCTATCGGGAACGCGCGTTCCAACCTGGGAGACCAATTTGTCCAACAGTATTTGTTGGTCGGTCCCTTAACGTCGGAAACTGCACCTGGTCCATGTTTAAACCTCCATTGACTTGGGTCAAAATTACCAAGTGTGGAGACGAGCACCCTAGACACGGCGTCTAGGGCGTCGAGGAGCTTGACTCCTGCGATGGCGGTTCCGAAACCTTTGGTATTGGTTTTGGATCCTTCTCCATCATCCCGATAGCAGCGCGCTCCAAAGCTCTCAACGAATGTTCGTCGGGCTCCTTGGAGTGATGCACTACTGGGGGAGGCTTCAACCCAATATTGATCGGGTTGTGGCAGCCCTGAGTCAACGTCAGCAAAGCTAGCAACTTCGCTAGCGACCGCAGACGGCGGACACGAGAGACTGGTTTTCTTGCCAAAATAAAGAAGTTGGCGAAGAAAGAAAACAGCATCATGTTCGAGATCTCCTTTTAAAGTACCGTTACCGTGAAATACGAGTAAGTAAATTCCCCTAAGAAACTTAGG